AACAACTTGCGAATTGTAGAAAATAAAATCCGATAAAATGAGATATTTATTTATATTGCTATTATTGGCGAGCTGCGGTGCGCGTAAAGTGAACAAAATCACAACCGAGACCGAGACAAAAAGCGATATTACTGTTGTTGACTCGACTAAAATCGAAACAAAAGAGGACATCGATAGCACAATTTGCACCGATGAGTTTGAAATCACGCCAGTAGACACACTTAAACCGATTGTTATTATAGACTCGCAAGGCAAAAAGACCACAATTAAGAACGGCCGTGTTAAGAAACGAACGCAAATAAGCCGATTTAAGGCGTTAAAATCTCAAAGCGTACACAATACACGCAAAACTCAAAAAACTGCAACACAATCCACCAAAGCAAGCGAGAAACACGTTGAGCGCAAAGAGTCGTTCGGTTGGTTGTGGTTGATCCTTATTATTGCGGCAATTCTCTACATTTACCGCCGCTTTTTTATCTCCCGATTTATTTAGAATTTGTATAAATAAGCACTAAAAATAAACTTTGTTTAATTTTTTGTTGTATAATTAATTTATTGTTATAGATTTGCTCCAACAAAATCAAACAACTATGAAACCAAATTTTACAATTGAAGAACAAGACTTAAGAATTTTATTCTTAAAAACACAAACTACTAAATTTTCTTTACAGGGTTTTACAAACTTTATTAAAGAATGTGAAGAATCGTATTTAGATTATTTTAATAGAAATATGAATAATTTACAAAAATATGGAACTCCCAAAACATATTCACAATGGGTAAACGGTGCTCCATCAAAACGTAACAACTATGAAATACTTTTTACAACATCGCAAACCGCAGTACATTTTTTGTTTAATTATGGCCGCTTACTTTATCGGTCAACTAATCTTTAGATCATAATGGAAAATTTAGAACTTGAAATCAAAAAACACGAACGCGCCATCAAAATACTTGAGGCGTTCAAAGAAAGTGACCGCCGCTTTAATGACCACAAAAGTCGAATCGAGCGCAACGAGCGTTTATTTGGTTTAGACGTGCAAGACTGGAACAAACAACGAATGATTGCTAACTTTAATATTGGCCTTAGATTGGCCCGAATGTATGAGAATTTATAGACTATATTACTACACCGAGCAGTACGATGAGTGCTACGATTACGACATCGACATTGAAGCCAGCAGCATCGCCGAGGCAATACTTATTTTTAATCAATCCTCAATAGTTTGTAAGCGCGTTTGGCGCGTTGAGGAGTTACCATTTAGACACAAACGATGAGAAACGAACGAGGCGCAGGCCGTAAAACTAAATTTGTAGAAGGCACACAAACAAAAATACTTCACAAATTAATACCAATAGACTCGGAAAACGAGGTAAAACAATCAATCGATAAAATTATTTTAAAATGGATGAGAAAAAAATAAACCTCAAAGAGGCTAAAAAGTTCGACAAGTGGATGAAAAAAACCGTTAAATCGGTTTATTATTCCGATCACAAAAAAATGACTAACGCTTATTTAAAACTAAATTAAAATGGGAGCAACCGCAAAACTATTCCTGGAAAATTCAGAACAACTAATCACGATGTATGAGCCATCGTTTACAAAAAAAGACGCAATCCTTACAGGCAAGCGAATGGTCGACAACGTACTCGAAGAGGGCAACGTAGACAAGCACATGTTTATGGCGAACATTTGCCGACTTAAAGAAGTCGTTAATTCAGCCGACGCGGAAATGCGTAAGCACTTGCCTGAGGAGAAAATGACTTGCTACGGTGTCGAGTTCACTCCAGTAAATGGCGGCGAAACTATAAACTTTGGAGACGATCCGATTTACTGCCAATTGAAAAATGATTTAGATCAGCGCGTTGAGCTGCTAAAATTGGCAAATAAGCAATCGCAAACAATTTTTGACGCGTATGGCAACGAGGTGCCAAAAGTATCAACAACGCCACGCAAATCATCAATCACATTAAAATTTTAAATAATGAAAAAAACAGCAGTAGAATGGATGGTAAATCAACTTTATACAAAAATTGAAATGAGAGGAGATGGTAATTTATTTGATGAAATACTTAAACAAGCCAAAGAAATGGAAAAAGAGCAGATTACTGATGCTTATATTCAAGGTTCAATAAGTTTAACAGCTAAAGCAGAATCAGAACAATACTATAACGAAACATTTAAAAAATAAAAAAATGAAAGTAGGATCAAAAGTTAGATTGCGCGAGACAAGTATATTTGTATCGCTTGAGGATCGCCACAACCCACGCGATAAATATGGGTACGTTGTCGAAATAGGCAACGAGTCAAGAGACAAACGCCGAACGTTTGAGCTTCCAGTAGTGGTTGACTGGGGAGGGTTTACAAATTCATACCGTTATAGCGATTTGTATGAGCTTTCGTAGGGCCAAAGAGATAGCAGCCAACATCGAACACGCCACAACTATTGACGTGTTCGAGAATGGCCGCACGCTGCCAGTCGTTGATGTACGATCGTTGTTTTGCTACATTTTACGAATAGATTTAAAGTACAAAGTAGTTGACATTCGAGACATCATTCGAGAATACAGGCCCTATGATCACGCAACGGTATTGTACAACGTTAAATTGTACGGCTCCGATGTAAGATTCAGACGGCCCGACCTGGAGGAGTTACGAGTTCAACTAATCAATCAGTACTCGCCGTATTTTATGATGCTTAAAAGAGTCAATCCAATAAACGACGAGGAGTTAATGCAACAAATAATAAATTTAATAGATACTTATGAAACCACAAAACAAAAAAGAGTTGATCTTTGTGACGCGAGCTGCGATTGAGGCCGCTGCATTATTATTAATTATAACCGCAATAGCATGGCTAATATCACACCTTTAACGAGAATCAAAAAAGTAATGCGATTTTACTACAACAGGGGGGTAAATTCGGAACGAGTTAACGATTTATATAAAAAAATTTTGTCAGATAAATATAAATCAGTAATTTAGCCTTATCATAATAACCGATGCAAGGCTCGAGCATCCTAATTTCGTGCCACAAAAAAAATAATATTATGAGTACTTCAAACCGAAGAGCTGCATTCTCGCAGCCAACAACAAACCCAGCAACAAAATTTTTCGAGTGGAAATCAAACGAGAAAACGTTTGCCTACTACGACAAAGAGAACAAAACAAACGTGAGCATTGAGCTTCCGTTTAAATTCTTAGTTCTCGACGAACTGCACACCGTGAAAGGTTGGAACGATGCAACCGAAAGCGGAATTTATTCTAACGAGGTTAAATATATCTCAAAGGATGAAATGATTGTTAAGCCATTCAAAGGAAACGAGATTGCGAGAGGTCTTTACAAAGACATAAAAGAGAAGGCAAAGGCCGCAGGCGGTCACTACGTTAAGAGTATTTATATAATGCTCGAGGGTGGCGAGATTGCAAACATTCAACTCAAAGGTGCAGCCTGTCAAACGTGGGGCGATTTTACCGCAAAGAGTAAAAGCCGATTAGTTGACGAGTGGGTTTCAGTAGTTGGCTTTGACGAGGCTAAAAAAGGCAGCGTTAAATATACAACACCAGTATTCGGATACCTTTGCTCACTTGATGGAGCCGAAGCCGACCTTGCCGACGAAGCGTTTAACACTTTGGAGGCTTATTTAAAGAGTTACCTCACGAAATCGGAGCCAGTTATAGCCGAGATTGAGGTTGAGGTTGATGCAGACGATTTGGATTTTTGATTTTGATTTGGTTAAATAGTTGAGAAAGCGGTCTTCGGATCGCTTTTTTTATTTATACGAAAGTGCTTTAGGGCACATTAAAAGGCCCTACTTTATTATATAGAAATAATCACTTTTTAAAATAAATTTTTTTTTTGAAAAATTGGGTTTCAATGTGCCCTAACGCCCTAAAGTATGTTAAAACGCTGAAAATCATATACTTTAGTACGGGGCACATTTATTTTTTTTTATTTTGTTTTTTGTATTAAAATAAATTATATATTTGCTGAGTATTGTATTGGTGGATATGATATATTTGAAGACATTTTATTTAATCCTTTCGGGAGTAGTTGCCACCACAACGAAACCGAAGGGATTTATTTTTTAATTTATGAATGTAACTATTTACAAAAAAGCTACTGACGTCTCCAATGGGTTTACCAAAGACGTTTTCTTTTGTCTTGAAAGGATAAAGCAAGGCAAGAGTAAAGAAATGGTTGAGCAACTTCGGTTGATGCCAAAAGAGGAATACGACAAAAACAAATCCAAACTTCCTGGTGTATGTTTTAACGGTGTTTTTGAATATCGTTCGCTGACTGGAATCAAAGAGCATTCGGGATTGATTATTTTGGATTTTGACAAATTTAATTCCAATCATGATGCTATCAATTTCCGCGACTCGATTTCCGATGACGAGTATATTTTTGCGACTTGGATTTCGCCAAGCGGTAAAGGAGTAAAAGCGTTGGTTAAAATCCCTGCATCAATTGAGAATCACAAAGAGTATTTTAAAGCTCTTAAAAATTACTTTAATCATTCTAATTGGGATGACTCGGGGAGTGATGTGAGTCGATTTTGCTTTGAGTCTTACGATCCGGATTTGTATTTAAATAAAGAGTCAAAACTTTGGGATAAAATTGAGGCACCCGATTTGGCTGATGTTGGAAGTTATGAGGTTTCAATAGCGGTTAAGTCAGACAATATCATTATAAATAACTTGTTAAAATGGTTTGATAAAAAATTCCCTTTATCAAATGGAAATAGGAATAACAACGTCTATAAATTGGCCGCAGCTTTTAATGATTTTGGAATCAATAGGTCGGTTGCGGAACAAACCTTATTACAATTTGAGAGCCAAGATTTTGACCGAAAAGAAATAGCCACTATTTTAAATTCAGCATATAAAAAAACGGCTAATTTTGGAACTAAATTTTTTGAAGATTTAACTGTAAAAGAGAAAATTGAGAAACAAATACGAAGCGGTAAAAATCGCAAAGAGGTAATCGAGTCCAATTCTGAATTTGATAAAAAAGACGTTGAGAAATGCATCGATGAAATAAAGGAAGAAATAAGCGTCTCTGACTTTTGGGAATACAATGACAAGGGGCGCATTTCATTAAAGCCGCACAAGTTTAAATTTTGGCTACAACAAAACAATTTTTATAAGTATTTCCCAACTAACACCAGTACGTTTACATTCATAAAAATTGAGCAAAATTTGGTTGAGGAGACAAGTGAAAAACGAATCAAAGATTTTGTTTTAAATAGTTTACTATCTCGCGACGATATTGGCTTCACTCCTTACGACTTTATGGCATCGTCAAATAAATACTTCCAAAGTGATTTCCTTGCTTTGCTTGAATCAACCGAAGTAAATATAAAAGAGGACACCCAAGAGGAGTGCTTTTTATACTTTAACAACTGCGTTGTGAGAGTGACTGATACCGATATATCAAAAATCGATTATATTGACTTAGATGGCTTTGTTTGGAAGCGTCAAATCATAAACCGAGAGTATATTGAAAGCGACCACCATAGCTCGACGTTTAGAAAGTTCCTTTGGCTTATTGCTGGGCAAGATGCTGAGAAATATAACTCATTCAAATCGGTAATCGGTTACCTATTGCATTCGTTTAAAACCTCAGCGAACAATAAAGCGATTATTTTTAACGATGAGACTATCTCTGAAAATCCAAATGGAGGAAGCGGAAAGGGTTTATTTTGGAACGCGCTTGCTCAAATGAAAAAAGTAAGCTCGATTGATGGCAAAACTTTTGAATTTACAAAGTCATTCCCTTACCAAACCGTATCAACCGACACGCAAATACTTGTATTTGATGACGTAAAAAAGAACTTTAATTTTGAGAGCTTATTTTCTTTGATTACTGAAGGAATCACACTTGAATACAAAGGTCAAGACGCTATTAAATTACCTGTAACAAAGAGCCCAAAAATACTAATCACAACAAATTACACCGTTGGAGGTGTTGGCGGATCGTTTGAGCGTCGAAAATTTGAGGTTGAAATGAGCGACTACTTTAGTTTTAAACACACTCCAGTTGATGAGTTTGGACATTTATTGTTTGATGATTGGGATGCTGAGGAATGGTTAAAATTTGACAATTTTATGATTACTTGCGTGCAATTTTACCTGCAAAATGGATTGACTAAGCACGACTTTAA